AATGACGGCAGAATACAACTCAGCGAAGAATCAAAAACAACGCCTGGAAGAAGCAGGATTAAATCCTGCATTAATGTACGGAAGCGCAGGAAGTGGCGGAGCAGGGACAGGAAGTACAGGTGGAGCAAGCGGTAGTGGAGTCGGACTGTCACAAGCGCAAGCAGTGGGTATGGGACTTCAATTAAGCCAAATCAAGGCACAAACGAATCTGATGAATGCAGAAGCAGCCAAGGCATACGCAGAAGCAAACAAAACCAAGGGAGTAGACACAGATAAGGCAAGACAAGATATCAAGGAGAGCGAAACAAAAGTTGGTGAGATTATTGCAAAAATACCTTCAGAAAAACAACAGTACTACGTAGGTAAGGCGTATGAAGAATCACTCAAAGCAGCTAAAGAATTAAGCGAAAACCTAGCAGCAAAAACAGACCAAGAGAGATTAAACCTCAAAGTACAAGAGCATATACTATTTAAAGAGTTCGATAGATTAGTTTCTGAAATTGAAGGCGTAAACCTAGACAACGACCAAAAAACAATCATCAAAAATTCATTACAGAAAAGTATAAATTCTCAGATATACCTAAACACAATGAAAGCAATGGAAGCGGCAGCCAATGCCAAGTTCACAAACGAAAACATAAAAACTATCCAAGGACAGTTAGACCTATGGGCAGCACAAGCCGAGAACTGGGAAGGACAGAGGGAAAATGTCCGGAAACAAATCGAAGCACAAGTAGAGCAGTGGAACAAGGAAAATAAATTTACAGAGAAAAAATTAAATCTAGAAGAAACAAAGCTTATAGCAGATATAATACTAAGATCTCTAGAGAGCGTACAAAGAATTGGTCAAATAGTAGGAACAGCAATGGTTAAGTAATATGTGTTTATATCCAAGATTAATACCAAATCCTAAGTACAGGACATCTAAGAAGAGAGGGTACTACAAACCCTCTCCACATGATGCAAGACTGAATTATGTACCGGTAGCATGCGGGAAGTGCTACGAGTGTAGAAAAAAGAAAGCCAGAGAATGGAGAATCAGACTAGCAGAAGAAATCAGACACAACAAGAGCTATTTCGTAACATTAACAATTGACGATGAGAATTTAGAATTGTTGAAAAACGAACTAGAAGTAAAATCAGTTAAAGGAAACGAAAACAATATAGCAACACTAGCACTGAGAAAGTTTCTAGAGCGATGCAGAAAAAAAACAGGGAAGTCACTAAAACACTGGTGCGTAACCGAGCTAGGAGAAGATAGAGGAAGAATACATTTACATGGGATATTCTTCGGAAACCAAGCAGCGGAACTGGTAATTGAAAAATGGAAATATGGGTATGTATTCATCGGTAATTTTGTAAACGAAAAAACAATTAATTACATCAGTAAGTACATGCTAAAGGATGACTTAAACAATAGAGAATTTACAGGGAAAGTGTTAACAAGTGCAGGAATGGGGAAACAATACTTCGAGCGCGGAGACTGGAAATTCAATAGATACAATGGAAAAAACACAAGAGAATACTACGTTTTTAAGAATGGTACTAGAGCAATGATGCCAAGATATTACCGAGACAAAATTTATAGTGAAGAAGAAAAAGAATTACTATGGCTACAGAAATTAGACAAGGGTGATACATGGGTGATGGGGGAAAAGTGCAAGATAGATTCAGATGAATACAAGAACCTCCTAAGCTACTACAGAGAACAAGCAAAACAGATACACGGAGACAATATAGCTCTATGGAAGGAGAAACAATATTGGCGAAGACTGGAAAAACAGCGAAGTATGTACAGAAAACGAAGGAATATGAATGAATATATCGACAGACAAACAGCAGAGAGAATAAACAACTACGAAATTGGGTGTTGTCCGTTCTGACGAACGAAGGCTCGCCATACTCGAGATGCTCGCTGTACTCAACAGACATGAAGGTGTTGCTTCGCAACTCATTACTCTCCTCACTTCGTTCGGCCGTTCCTCGTTCTCCCAACTCGTCACTCGGGCACGCTCGACCCGGTCGAGACGTGTAATAGTATCAGGCTGTTCTTTGTCTCGGCAAAGAACCAAACCGACCCCTTCTCTCATTTTTTATTAGCAATGCTGATGGAGAAATGTTAAAGAAGTGTTAAAGTCAGTCATTTATTTGGTTGGCTTATATTTTTGTATTATCTTTGTGGTGTGAGAAAGAGATAAACACCATTAAAAAACAAAAAATTTACAATTATGGAAAAAGAAATAGTAATAGAAAACAAAGAAAACAAAGATTACAAGTTAATACTCAAGGTGAATTTAAAAAAAGAAGATGAGGATTTATTAAAGAAAAGGTTCAACTTACTTGCATTAAGCCCAAATCTAAGCTGCGAACAGTACGAGATATTAGAAACACTGTTCGGGTATTATTGGTACAGACATTGTGAAATCAATATAATTAAATAATATGAACAAGATTTATAGCGTATTAAGAATAGACAACTGGGATAAAGCTCAATCAGTCTACGAAGGAAGAATTAGAGACTGCAAAAAAAGTTTAAAAACAATTGCAGAAGAGTACAAGAAAAGAGGATGGAAAACAAAACTATATGATTACACGCTAATTATAAAACCAGGCTCTTCAAACGAAAAACAATATATCTATTTAATCCACGAACCCGAATGATAATATGAGGAATAAAACAATAGCGGTGATAGCCGACAAGGAAACGGGAGTTGTCAAATCAATAGAAGCAGAGGTAATTGTCTCACAGAGAGAATTAGAGTCTGAAATAAGATGGGAATGTATGGCAGCAATCAAAAAAATAATTAACAAAAAGAAATACAAAATTATTAACATAAATACTTACTTTTATGACTAAAGAACAGAAAGAAAAATTAATTACAGCGGTGGTTACATTTATCACCACAGTACTAAGCATCCTGTTTTTACAGGCGTGTACGATGAGTATGAGCATCGCGAAAAATAATAACGGAACTTTTGAACAAAGACAAGAAAACAGTACTAGTGTGGATAGCACAAAATTTAACAACTATTTTAATAAGTAAAAATTATGGAAAGAAACGGAATGAACCTATTCAGAATCGAAAAAACAAAAGTAAACGAAGAGGAAAAATTCGTAATTGTGTGCGGAAAATATCGCGCATCAAAAGTGGAATTCAAAACAAAAGAAAATGCAGAAGACTACATTACAAACATGATAGATTGGGACATGTTAGTGACCATTGTAGGACAACTAAGCGAACATATCGCAGAAAAAAAAGTAAACGAAATGTTAAATAATAAATAAGTAAGACTATGGTTAAAAAAACTATCGGGAAAAACACGCTGGGCGATAACAATAAGATGAAAGTCGCTATGCATGACTATGAGAGAAGCACACACAATCTCTCATACATCTGGAGAAACACGCAAGCGCCAGGGACACTGGTGCCTTGCATGAAAATCTTAGCAACACCAGGTACAACATACAAGATTAAAGCAAACAGTCACATTCTAACACATCCTACCGTAGGGCCTCTATTCGGGAGTTATAAGTTTCAGATGGATATCTTTACCGTGCCTATCAGACTATACAATGCACTCCTTCACAATAACGCGTTAAACGTAGGACTTGATATGGCTAAGGTGAAATTTCCGAAGTTTGCCATAACATTAGGGAAAGATAGTTCTAAAACTCCATGGAGCAGCAGTAGCCTATTAGCTTATCTAGGGTTTAGAAACAAGGGTCGAGAACTCTCAGATTCGCTAGATTTTGTGCATAAATTTAATGCCATTCCCGCGATCGCATATTATGACATCTTTAAAAACTACTATGCAAATAAACAAGAAGAAGAATTCTACGCAATTGGAGTAGGGGATATAACAGAAGTTCAAAAACCAAATACAACTAAATCGCCAATCAGGGTGATGGCAAAACTGGCAACAAGTGAAGAGTGGGAATTAGTGGACAGTAGTTTCATGAACCTATACTACGCAGAAAACGGGCTCGTAAGGTATATAATCGAAATAGCAGACACAATATTCCCAAGCACCGGAGATATTAATCAGTTAATACTAGTAGGTGAATATATGTCAGACTCAACTACAGTAATAGGGACATTCGAGATTACAGCAAAGCAAATGGCAAAGAATGCAGCGATGTCATATACAAACAAGGTATGGAGTATCCCAGTTAATTGGCATGACAAACCCGAATATAGGAATATTAGATTAACAGGTGTCAAAACATCAGGAAGTATCACGTTGAATAAGTACGAACTTGAACAAATCGACAAAACTAGAGAGGAAATACTGTCGTTAGGAAACCAAGAGGGACTAATTCAATATGAGAAAGGCAAAGGAAACCTGACGCAAAAGTACTTAAAAGACTTAATCAATTTAGGAAGAGAGTTTTACAGCGCATATCCACAAGTAGGACTAGCGATTAAGACTTACCAGTCCGACATATTTAACAATTGGATTAATACAGAATGGATTGACGGGGAAAACGGAATCAACGCAATTACAGCAGTGGACGTATCAGACGGAAAGCTGGAATTAGATACACTAATCTTAGCGAAAAAAGTATACAATATGCTCAACCGAATCGCAATCAGTGGGGGTACTTATAATGATTGGATTGAAACAGTATATACAACCGACTACGTAAGTAGAAGCGAAATTCCCGAATATCAAGGGGGTATGTCTAGCGAGATTCAATTCCAGGAAGTTGTAAGTAATAGTGCAGCCGAGGATGAACCACTAGGAACACTAGCAGGACGAGGAATTAACACAGGGAAGAAAGGTGGAGACATCACTGTAAAAGTTACAGAGCCGTGTTACCTAATTGGTATATGCAGTATCACGCCAAGAGTTGACTATTCACAAGGGAATGATTTTGACATTATGTTAGACAATCTCGACCAAATTCACAAACCACAACTTGATCAAATCGGGTTTCAAGATTTGCTTACATGGAAAATGGACGCAGAACAGATTGTGTACAGTAATGGAGTGTTACAAGAGTATAGCGTAGGTAAACAGCCAGCATGGATTGATTACATGACTAGTTATAACAAGACATACGGAAACTTCGCTGTAGGAGAGTCAGAGTCATTTATGGTGTTAAACAGAATCTATCAAACAGAATGGGAAGGAAATACACCGAAGCTGAACAACTCAACATACATTGACCCGCAAGCGTATAACTACGTATTCGCAGATACGGACTTACAATCAATGAACTTTTGGGTTCAAATCGGATTTGATATCGAAGCACGAATCGTGATGAGTGCCAAAGTAATGCCAACACTTTAATATTTTATAACATGAAAAAAGTAGGAATTAATTACAGAAGCAAATTAGGAACAGCGCTAGTAGAGGGTGAAAGGCTCGAATTAAAAATTGACAGAATGACGCAAAACAACGAACCTATCGGAGACAGCGCGCCATTAATCTATACACCAAGAAAAGACGGAGTAATAGCAGCATACGACATCCGTACAGACAAGTGGGACATTGCCTTAGATGCAATGGAGAAAGTTAACCGAACAAGAGGTAGGATATCAGAACTAGGAGGTATGCGCGAAGCTAAGAAGAGTATCGACGAAGAAGCGAAAAAAGCCGTAGCCAACGGTGCAATTGAGTCGAAGAACGAACTTAATTAGCATGTTACCACTTTAGTGAACGAAGTTCATACGTATGAAGTGAACGACCATTAAGACCAAAGATTTCGCGGGGACGCACGGCATAGATTGTCCAATAAGTTTACCGCGAAATCCTCTTTAAAGAGGGTGGTACGCACGTAGCATATATTATCTAGTTATAATGTGGAGCTCTTTTAAAAAGAGCGAAATCAATGTAAAAACTTATTATTATGGGATTTATTAAGAATGCATTAGGAATGATTGGAGATGCCGCTACAGGAGGATTAGCAAGCGGAGTAGGAAGTTTTGTAAGTGGACTATTCGGAGGCGGAGGAGGAATAGATTATCACGACCAAAAAAAACTGATGGAAAAACAACACGGATATGAGCTAGAAAACATGGACTACCAGGCGAAGCTCAATGAAGAGATGGCGCAGAGAAATCAACAGCGACAAAACGAATACTTCGGAATGACGGCAGAATACAACTCAGCGAAGAATCAAAAACAACGCCTGGAAGAAGCA